TTCTCGAAGATAGAAATATGAGCGTCACCAAATCCTCTATAATGTCTCTCTTGTGGTGGGAAGTGTCCAACTGCAATTGTATTTTTATCCCCAGCCATACCTCTCATAAAACCACCAAAGGAAGGCTCATAAATTGATTTTGAACCAAACTTAATCCTTTGTTTGTGAGTATCAAGACATGCAATGATGTCACCATTCAAGTAAATTCCATGAGAACTTTTAAGGTCTGTATCTATAAGGGATTCTTTTTCTCTTGTCTCTAAATTAAAAACCAGAATTTGACTTGGCTTACGGCTTCTGTTATGTAACATGACGTAGAGAAGATTATCTCTGACAACAACAGAATTAACATGATACCTATGAGTTGGTTGGAAGTTTCCCCATCCATCATCAATGTGAAATGTTTCACTACTAAAGTCTTCAAGATTGATAAACTTAATACAATCTTGTCTAGTCATAGTTACTATGATTTGATTTTCATGGTAAACTATTTGGTGTGTATTTTGATCCAGAATTCCTTCAATACTTTTTACAAACTTTAAATCCGAATCATAAATCAATAGATTTGAACGATTTGCAATAAAGATCGTATCCTCATTCCAAGTGATTCCGAATGGTCTGTGCGATGGTCTCTCCTGATTAGAGGTATGATCAAGACCACGTTCATCTGTTTCTATTTTCAATACCGTTTCTGTATCAGTATCAAACAGTGTCAGTACATCATCTTTACTGTCAGATGTAATAGCCAATTTCATAAGTAACCACCCCAGATCTCCCACAGATCTCTAAAATAAAAATCAACCTCAGTCAAGGTTCCAAGAGGAACATTTTGCTCTTCTGTCTCAGCCCACTTCTTACAAAATTTACTGATCTCATGTGAATCCCTAATTGAGTTCACCCCATACATTCTCGAAAAAGAACACATGGCAAAGTTATATCTCATAGTTAAATCAGTCTGATCAGTCACCGAAGTGTTTCTCCAATACATCTAGTCTTTCTTCTTCCTTAGCAATCGCATCAATTTGATCTTGAATGGCAGCCAGAACGTCTGGATGCTCACCAATACCTACAGGATTATGTAGGTAGATATCGACGTTTGCCTTTGCCTTTTCGATATTACCGAGAGCTTGAGCCCTGAGGGCTTTGACGATAGTTCTTCTCATTCTTCTTATCCTACCTTTACAATTATATCACTTGACGTGAATTTGTCCAATCATTCCTGCACCCTGATGAGGACCACAGAAGAAATCATAATCTCCTGCATCAACAAATTTAATATCCTGTGCTTCACCAGGGTTAAACATCAATGATTCTCTTGACAGGTCAGCTCTTCCCTCAACAATAATGTTGTGAGGTGGAAGCATTCCATTGACAAAGTGTACAGTTTCACCCGCTTCAATAGTGATGTCAGATGGATCAAAAATTAAGTTACCATTTGATCCCATACTGACATCTACAGCCCAAGCAGGAAGGGCAAGAATTAGTGTAGCCAGAAAAACAAAAAAGAATTTCATATATCAATTACTTGACTACACTATCTATTCACATCTTATATGTGTCGTCAGACTTTTGTGTTGGAACAATAGTAAAAGAACCTGGTTCTACTCTGATGGTCTGGCCGGGTGCTGTCTCTGATGCTTTCTTGATCAGATACTCCATGTCACTTTTGGTAACTCCACCACCACCATTGGCTCCATTCTTCTTACCAGCCTGAACACCGAACGTTGCTAGAACTCCGGTGAAGACGGAGGCGATGAAAGTTGGATCGAGTTTCTGTTCTGGGATTCCAAGTGCAGGTGGTAGTTTAATGTACGCCAACGTGAGGATTCCACCAGACCATACAAGAATACCAAGCCGGACAAAGGTAGATAAAATTGCCAGTTGTTCTTCCTTGTCATCTGCAGCCTCTTTAAGTTTACTCAAAGGACCCTTCTTTTTGGGTTCTTCCTTCTTGACTTCCTCTGACATGATATCTATACAAGGCATTAATATTTAGAAAAAAAGGGGCCGTTTAGCCCCTTGCACCTTGATATACTGGTGTCATCATACCACCATCAGGTGGTCCATCATCCTCATCCTTACGGGCCAGAGCCAACATAAGGAAGTATGGAGTGATGATGAACACTAATGTTTGAAATAGTGTCCAATCGTATGTCATTTTGCCCCCGCCGTCTTTTTGACCACAGCAATAATGGGCAATACGATTAGGGCTGCGGCTGTGATAAATCCCATGTCAAATTACTCCAGGAATAATTTGTCCGGTCACAGCATAGACAGCGCAGATGATGATAAAACCCATCATAGCTGCACGGCCGTTAGCCCGAAAGAAAATGTCTGCGTTAGTTGCGTTGTCCATCAAAAGATGCCGGGAATAATTTGGCCTGTGGTTGCGTATGCTCCCATGGCTGCGACGACACCCAACATGGCTGCCCAACCGTTAATGCGTTCTGCCTTTTCGTTCATTTGTTTTCTCCAAAGTGTTGTTGTAAATTACGACTCTACCATTTTCGTGGGTGAATACTAAATCATCCTCGTGCCCCCAGCAGAGTTCTTCGTATAGGGCGTTCAGTCTCTCCATGTCTTCATAGAGTTGGTTTGGGTTTGTCATCAATACAAATACTCTTCTTGATCAGATAGGATTACACAATCACTTGTAGGATAGGTGACGCAGAGAAGGCAGAGACCTTCTTCTAGTTGATCGTCATCAAGGAATGATTGTTCTTCATTGTCAATCGTTCCGCCGATTACCTTACCAGCACATGAGGAACATGCTCCGGCTTTACAAGAGTATGGTAAGTCTAGTCCTGCTTCTTCCCCAGCTTCTAGAATGTATTGATCCTCTTCACAATTGAATGTGGTTTCGGTTCCATCAGGTTGCTGGATGGTAATAGAGTAAGACGCCATCGGTTTCTTGTCTAGGTAATTTATACTACTATATTGTATAAAATATACTAACCAATGTCAAGTATGTGTCAGATTCCAAACACACCAAAGAAGAACAAGCTTCCAGAAGTTGCGTAGGAAAGAATAGCAGCAACGAAACCGATCATGGCTGTACGGCCATTCAGCTTCTCTGCTTTCTCAGCATACGTTTCATAACCATAGCGCTCAGCTGCGGTCTGGTCAATGTACATACGAGGCTCTTTAGCCCACATGTTTTGTTGACCTTGATCATTAGAACTAACAGTCACAATAGAACTCCTGTGAAGTATTGTTACATTATATATGTTTTCTTTACATTTGTCAACACTTTCAGTCCTAAAACTGGCACATATCAGGCTTTTTTGTACAAAATTCCCTGACATGACCGTGAATATCATGCTCCATCCTATGATGGTAGGAGATATGCATGAGTTGTATAAAAGAAAGAACCCCTGTACATCCTACGAGAACGAGTACAAAGGGGTTGAATAGAAACTTAGTTATCTTCATCTACTGTGGGGGGATTAGGCCATCCTGGAGGACACATAGGAACAGTGAAAGGATCCTTCATAACAAAGTCAATGGTTTTTTGTGTAACCAACACTGGAGATTGTGGACTTGGATCCCATACAGATGGCATATCCAACCACAACTTACCTGTCTCTTCGTCTGGTGTGATGTTCATCACACATAAATCTGGTATTTGATAGTCCATAAAAAAAGAGGGCCACTAGGACCCTCATATTATAACACGTTATCCGTGAATCAGAAACTGAACTTGACGCCCAGCTTACCACCTACGTTCAGGTCATCGAAGTCCTGGTCAGCAGTCAGCATGGAGAGTTCGCCATAAGCACCGAGTCTTTCGGTGATAGCAACGGACGCGCCAACCTTACCGGAGATTTCGGTTTCGGTCTCTTCGCCGTCAACAGATACCAGAGCAGGACCACCTTGGACGTACCAAGCAGCGGACTCACCCAGGTCACCCTCGTAGCCGACATGCAGATCGGTTACAGCACCACTGTAGTCATCACCGACCCAACCAGCGTTGGTTTCGACGTTGACGTAGGGACCTGCAAGGGCAGCGCCTGCGGAAAGTGCGGAAGCAGACAGAGCTGCGAATACAGATTTGAACATTAGTTTTTACCTCGTTTTTACTTGTGGAATGGTTACCCACAGATGGAAAGGGAATCGACAACTCCCTGTTGGTACCCCTGTCTAAAAATTGACAAAAGGTTAAGTATATATACTCCTCAAGAACTTGGAGGAGTATTTTGTTGATTCTCTGACGCACCTGATATCCTACCGAGGTAGGGATCAAAGTTCATCAATTCATCAATAGACATCTGGGCTCCAGCCTGTGACCAGAAGTTAAACTGAGCCTGATAGTTACTCTTGTGGAATACCTCCACATGGTCCTGGTGAATACTGGAACCCAGTTCTGTCTTGTATAACAAAAGGGGAATGGCGTAAGTGTTGCCAGAGTTGTAGATGAGGTCATCAGCAACTGGTCTGG